TTACCGGCCACTAGGCCGGAATATGCAGCCCTTGAGGCCCCGCTCAGGGTCCCGAGTGCGAGTCAGCCAGCAGTAGTCGGTCACGTCCGAGTGGGACCATCCCATCTCAACACGCCCGAAATGCCAGCATTCCCGGCAGCCTGATTCAGGATCGATCAGAGCGGCGGCCCGGATCGCCTCGGCCACCTCCAGGGGGCACGGAAAACACCATGTGATCCGTTCCCCATGCTCCCCGGCCGTGCAAAGTGCCGTCTCCGGGGACCCGAGCCCGCCTTCATCCCATTCGAGATGGGGACATCCCCTACATTTTTCCTGCATAATCGCCTCATGCTGGGTATGCTTACTCGTTCGCGTGAAGGTCGGCCCACTCTTCGGGCAGGACTTCCCACTCGTCATAAATCTCACGCCAGTCGATGCCGAGTTCGCTCATCTGCCCGATACCCTCAACAAACGGATCGAGACGGCCAGCATGACCGATAGCGCGGGCGACATGCTCGATCATTGTTTCACGCGTTGCGAGTGGGTTCATGCCTTTGCGGAAATCGGCAAGCTGCTCCTCGGTTGGGAAGTCTGCGGGTAAGGTCAGCTCCAATCTGTAGGATAAATCAATTAAGGCTTTTTTCTTCATTTTGATTCTCCGTGAGTATTCCCTATGAGTTGTTGACTTCGATTTCGGTATCCAACAGATCGAAATCCGTATCCAATCGGATAGGCGAGTCTTCGGCCGGGATCATGTTCAGAAATTCTTCGAGCCAGGACTCGTCCCGATCATCGTTTGATTCGTCTGCGGACGCGATGGCGTCGCGGTCACATTCAAGTTCGAACGTGATTCTGGTAGTGATGCGAACTCTTTTCTTCGGCATGTTTTCCTCCAAGTGTTACAGATTGTGCAGCAAAGCCATCTCAACGGCTTCGGGAAGATCGCGGTATGCCTTCCTATTCGGTACCAGCCTTTCGATTGCTTCGATGGTTAGGTTTGCCCCGCGAAGATTCGTTTCCAACTCTTCCAGCTTGGCCAAGGTGCCTTTCGGGACAATCTCGACCCTGTCACCTTCCTGGAGGCCCGACTCGTTCAACGCATCAACGCCGTCTTCGTCAACTCCATCGATCATGATGCCGTATTCATCGGTCTGTTCGTAGTAGTTCACACCTGCGATATACATTCCGGTCTCCTCTTTGCGAATTAGACGCGCTGAACATGAAAATGGAATTGCGGGTCCATCCATGTGTCAACTGCATCGTTTACTTCGGGGTAGTCGCTGGGGGACGGGCCATCGGGAAGCGTGGCAATCACCCACCCGCTGGCGTTGAAATCCCAGCGAACCATGTAGGGCAACACTTGGCCCTTTTCGTTGTAGGCTACGAGGGGGACAGAATATTTGTCGCCGTAGAAATCCAGCTTATCCCTATTCGGTTCGCTCCATAGAATTACCATCAGCTCTCTCCTTTCATTGTGATCTGCTAATCCGTGGTTACTTCAATGCGCTTATTGTTATGAGCCCGCCGAGGATTACGCACATAAGAGCGAGAACTCCCACGACAAGCGCAAAAACAAGGGGCAGCTCTGTTGCCCAGCGAAGACACGCACCACCGCAGAAACCGGCAGACAATCCCGTTGCCAACTGCCACATTTCTATTGTTGTCATACGTACCTCTCAATCATCATCCCGGCGATGATAGGCCGCACCCATATGGGCGTGCATGCCATGTGGAAGGTCTCGCCGGACCATGCCAGGAGCAGGGTCTGACCGAACATACCGGCCATCCCTTCGGCGGCGTCCGGCGGCACGGCGTTGCCGATTCGTTCACGCCAGCTCTGGTGCGATTCGCCGTCCAGGGTGAAGCCCGTCTCCGGGTCCACGAAGCCCTGCAACGCGGCCAGCTCGTAGGTGGTGAAAGGCCGGTGCCACGTCCCGTCCAGGGCGCGGATCACACAGGCCAAGTTCTCACCCGGCTCGGGCATGCGCACGTCCGCTACGGACCACCTGCCGTTGTCGTGGCAGGCCGCAGCGGACACGGCCCCGCAGGGGTCGCAGTATCGGACCACGCCGTAATGTCCGCCGGTCAAGTAGTGGTCGCCCTTGCCCCGATCCATGCCGGGCCGGGGATCGGCCACCGACCACTGCCCCTTGTCCACGGCCGCGCGGGCAGGGATGCACCGGCTGGGTTCCTCCCAGGACATCACACCGTAATGCTCGCCTCGGTACGGGCCGACGCGAGGGTCAGCGAGGGCGAACGCCCCCTGGCCTGTGGTGGACCCGGCAATCACCGTGCCGGTGGGATCATCAAAGCTCGTCACCGCGTACTTGCCGAAGGTGCCTTTCTCGGGGCCGCGCGGATCGGCAACGCAGGGAGCGCCGCCGGACACATGCGCCGCGCCGGTGACCGTGTTGGCGTGCTTGTTCCACTCGACAATGCGGTAAAAATTGTACTGCCTCGTCTTGGAGTCCGGTAGGCGGGGATCGGCAACCGAGTTCGGTCCGCCGCCCGGCGCGGTCTGTCCGGTGACAGCGCCCATGGTCGCGCTCCAGGGCCGCACCCCGTATTGACCATAGTTGCTCATCCCGATGCCGCGAGGGTCGGCCACGGAAAACGGGCCGGACATGGGCCTGCCGTTGGCCGTGACAGTGCCGGAAGGGTCGCCCCATTCCTTGACCCCGAGCACACCGCTATGCATGGCAATCTCATTGCGCGGATCGGCTACGGAAAATCTCCCCCGCGAAACCTCGGCCCGGCCGGTAACGGCCCCGGCTGGTTGGTCCCAGGGAAGAACCCCATAGACATGATCCCGGCACGTCCAGTCCGGCACGATCCCGAAGTCCCGCAGATGGCCGTCCTCGATCGCCAGCCGCTTGAGACTCCGCCAGTCCGACCCGGCCTCGACAAAGGCCAGCCGCACCCATGTCTTCCACTGCAACCGGGGCAGATCGTGCATGGGGTTGCCTCCGCATCCGGGCAGGGGCAGCTTGTCCAGGACTTGGCCGACGCTTCCCAGCGGCCGCTTCAATGGCTCGTACAGGAAGGGCGGCACCTTCGCGGCATGCCGCGCCACCAGCAGGAATCGCTTGCGGCTCTGCGACAAACCGCCGATCTCCCCGCAGTCGTGCGTTGTCTCGGCCACGGCGTAGCCGTACAGCCGAAGGAGTTTCGTGATCTGGTCCAACAGCGCACGGCCGCGCGTGGCGATGCGCGGGACGTTCTCGAACAAGATGAACTCCGGCGGATCATCCTGCCAGGCCTCCAAGGTCAGCCATATCCCGCGCAGGGTCAGCCGGTTCAGGGCCTGGTACTTGGCCGTGGTCGATTTCTTCTGGCTGAGAAGGCCGGAAAACCCCTTGCACGGTGCGGAGGTGAAAACGATATGCGGACGCTCATTGCCCGCAGCGTGCCGCACGTCCGCCGGGGTGGCCTCCTTCCACCCGGCCGGGGGCTCCTGCCCGTGGAAGTCGCGGTACTGGTCCCGGTCAAACAGGTCCATGCACGTACCGGGCACGCCCACCAGCCGGGAAAAGTCCTTTATGCAGGTGGCGTCCGAGTCGATGCCGCCCAGGCACCGGAACCGGGCGGACAGGTTGCCCACCCTGGCGCTTGCCTGATTGAAGCCGAGGGCACCGCCGCCGATGCCGCAGAATAGGTGAAAGTGTCGAATCTCATGGGAATGGTTCATAGCATCCATCCCGCTACATCTGGTCCAGGTATCGGGTGATACCCTTGATCAGGTCGGCTTTGACCGTGTTGCGAAGGCGGACGGGATCAATGGTTGAAATGACCCGGCCCGTATCGTCCGAAGGGACGGCCAGCTTGTGGCCGCAAGCGTTCCCGCACAGAATCCAGTCGGGAGAGACTTGGGTCTTGCGCCACACGCGAAGCAGCCAATCCGAGGGTATGGATGCGCGGCGCTTGGCGTCGGATATGCTGGACTGTCGGATGTCCAGGTACTCGGCCAGTTGCACTTGGGTCTTGCAGCCGGTCACCTCCTGAAGCCTGTTCAGGGATGCCTCAAAATCGGCTCGAACCTGGGCGGAAAGGGGTGTCTTTTTCTTGGGCATGAGTCTTCTCCTTTTGATACTTCGCGGCTCTTAGAGGGCAACCTGGAAGATTTCCGAATAGTGCATGAGAAACATATCTCTGGCCTGAGACGGGGGAACGGGCGGCCTCATAAGCCGCATGACTTCCCTCATCTCGGCAGAGAGCGGGAACCGTTGGCGGGCGAATTCAGGGTGGCACCAGAGGTGCGCTTCGGCTGCCACCACTCTCTGGTCCATTTGCTTGACGATGGCGGGAATCTCGGCTGGCAGATCAAACTGCTTCGCGATCTGCGCGAGGTGCGCCCGTTCAAGGCAGCGATATTCGGCCCCGACAAGGCGTTTTACCGGGGAAACCATGTCGCCAAGCATGGACTCGGCGGCATCGTGCATGAGCCCCCAGGCGGCCGCCTCCGGCTCACCTACATGAATGAGCATTGCAGCCACCTCGCAAGAATGCTGGGCCACGGAATAGAACCTCTTGATCTGCCCTGCAAAGTGGCAAATTTGGCTCAGTGCGTGGGCTATTTCCCTGATGTCCCAATAATTCCACTCGGGCTTGTCATAGTGGAAGATAGAGCAGCCGAGCGTGAAGCTGTGCATGGCTAATCCTCCACGCTCAATTCGCACTGGGCCGAGCAGTCGCCCTCGGGCGTCTCGGGTGCGCCACAATGCAAGCAGGTCGGCCAGTCGGTGCCGTCGAGGGTGGGCATCAAAGCGCCGCAGATATCGCAGCCTATGCTGCACCCCATATCCCCCTGCTCGTGCCCGCAGTCGGGGCAGCGAACCAGAAAGGCCCTGCCGTCATATCTCACCCCTTCAGGCAGGGTGTATCGTTCGAGAGTTTTGTTGATCAGGTCGCGGAAACGATTGACGGATTCAAGGCGTTCGTCGGGGGAGGTCGCCACGGGGAGTCCCGGCACAAGGTAAAGATTGGGCCGGTACCCATGGACGGCGTAGAGGGTGATGGCTTTGCCCAACAGCCTCGCGTTGCCCCTGGCTATCCCCAAGGCCCCATCGGGGATGCCGGACGCAATTTCCACTTCGCCACTCTGCCAGCAGTAGGCTATGCTTTCCGTGCTCTTATTCATGGTATCCGACCTTGCCTGCTTCGTTCTGGCAGGCCTGAAGGCATGCGGCGCTTACTTTCAACACGGCGGTGTTCTCGTATGATTTAGGGACATCGTTGATATTCGGGTAGGTGGTAAAATCAACCGAGCAGGAGTTGCCGGTGCCCCGTATGACGATGACACAGGTCAGCTCGCCGTCAGCGTCCGCATCCGGCATGCAGCCGGTCCCTCCGCAAAGGGGGCATTTCTGTGTGAAACAAGGGCAGTTCTCGGCGTCCATTTTCCCTTCCGGGCAGTAGCACTCGTAGAACGTCTTCAAATAATCGGGACTGTTTTTATCCCCTTCTTTCCAGCAGTCATTGTTGGAGCATTGATCGAAGTTGCATCGGGGGGTATCACTCGTAACCATCTTGTTTTCTCTCCTTTTGGTTCCCGGCGGCCGGAGCCGCCGGGGATGGATTACAGTTTGGCGATGTCCAGGGAGATGGCTTCCCATTTCCCTTCCGTTCCGGTCCGCTGGTAGAAGCGGATGTATTTCTTGGAGTACTGGACGCTCAGGCTGTCCTTGAGCGCCTGCATGCCGCGCATCCAGGTTTCGTCGTCGAAATCGAACTTGAGCAGCGGCAGGATGCGGGCGGGGGACGCCTTGCCTTCCTTGTCCACTTCGAAGGCCTGGAGCACGATGGTCTTGAGTTCGGTCGGAGCGTCCTCGGACCAGTTGTTCAGGCATTCGTCGATCAAGGACTTGGCGACCTTGAGCCGCTCATCGAAATCAATGGTGCGGCCCACGGCGATCTGGACTTTGCGGGTGTCCTCGAAATTGGAAATGGACACGTTGCCTTTTTCGCCGCCGGGCTTGGCGTCGTATTGCGCATAGGCGATTTCCATGAAGGCCAGAACATCGGCAAAGCCGCCGAGCTTGAAGTCGGAGATCGCCTGCTGCATGGACAGGGCCTTGTCCACCAACGTGTCCACGGTCTGGTCCTTGAGCTTGTCGTAGTCGGATACGCTCTGGACAGGCACCAAGCGCCCCTTGCCGTCCTTCATGAAGTCTTTGCCGTCTACGGTGATGATAGACATGCCTCACGCTCCTTCGGCCGCAGAGCGGCCCGTTTCGGGTTCAATCCACGCCACCTTTTCCAGTCCTTCCACCCTGTGCTGTTCGGCTTTCAGGTCATTGGAAATGGCGTCCAGGTTCCGGGCTGCGTCCTGCGGGTCCAGGCCGGACTGCAAGTCATGGGATACCTGCTGCATTCGTTGTGCGATTCGGTCCATTTGTTTGCTGATCACGGTGCTGCCTCCTACATTTTGTAAATGAGTTGCGCGGTCACAAGGGGCTCTCCCATACGGGACGCGAGGGTCATGGCCGTGGAGGCCACGTTGTTGATGGTCTGCGGGTACGCGACGGGGAAGCGGGCGATGATGGCGGACACGGCCTCGGGGTCGAAAACCTTCTCCAGGCTGCCGCCAGCCCTGCGGAACTTGTGGGCGAGGTACTCCTCGACGTTGTCCAGGGGGCTGATGGTCACCGGCTGGATACGTTCCACGACCTCGCGCAGTTCATCGTTCGCCGGGTCCAGGCGGACGGCCAGTTCGGTTTGGCCGATCAGGATGATGGAAATCAGCCGCTCGAAGCCTTCGCCAAGCTCATAGATTTGCTTGAGCGCCTTGAGCGAATCCACGGACAGGAGGTGTGCTTCCTCCACAATCATCACGGTCCGGCGGCGTTTCTTTTTGCGCGAGGCCAGAATAGACGCGGCCCGGCGGCTCTTGGCCTCCAGGGAGAGGTTGGCACCGCCGCCGTCGGTCAGGTCGAGAATGATGGCGTCCAGCAGCGAGGCGGGCGTGATCTTCCGCTTGTCGATGATCTGCGGGTAGATGATCTTGCCGCCGTCGGCTTCGATTTCGCTTGCCACCTGTCGCCGGATTGTGCTCTTGCCCGCGCCGACCTCGCCGGAGATGGCGAGAAAGGCGGGGTGTGAGGCCACGGCCCGCAGCATCTCGCGCAGGAAGAGGTGGCTTTCGGACGTGTAGATGTCCTTGGGGCTGTTGATGTCGTTCAGGAAAGGATTTCGGATCAGCCCGAAGTACCGCAGCGTGTCAAAACCCAGCAGGCTCTGCCTGCCGTCTTCGATGAACGTGTTGTCCTGGCCGTCCTGATCGAAATCAAACCGGCCGATGTGTTTTTCAAATACCTTCTTGATACGGGCGCAGAGCAGTTCCTCCTTGGGCCAAATGTCGTGGTTGATGATCTGCGACAAGGTGGATTTGGAAATACCGGCCTCGTCGGCAATGACCTGTTGTTTGATGCCGGTTTTCTGGATTGTCTCTTTCAACGTGGGTGTCGCCATAATGCCTCCTTGTTGGTTATTCTGCTTTTTTAATGGGTAAAATCTTGCTGTCCGGTTCGGGCTCCCACCCGTCGGCCAGCTTTGCCTTCAGGGCCTCAACCTCCGCCGCCGGGATGGTTTCCGGGTAATGGCGTTCCAGCCAGCCCTTTTGCCGCCTCGAAAGGGTTACACCGCTGTTCGCCAACTCCACCCGCACCCGGTAGGTATCCACCAATACGGGGGCCTCGTTGCGCGAACTGAGGGCATGCTCCTGCCCCGCTTTGGGGATGAAGGGCGCGGCCCGCTCTGCCTGGAAGCCGAAGACTTCCAGATTGCCGCCGAAGGGAACCGCTTTGGGATTGTCCGCTGTTCCGGCGATCTTTTGGGCCTTGTCTCGGGCCTCCTGTCCCGCGCTCTTGGGCTGGCTCTTGTGCTCTTCGCCGATGATCGCCGCGCCTTCCTCGAATCCGCCTTGTTCCGGAGCGAGGAAACCGACCGGCTCGACCTGATACTCCTTGCCCGCGTAGGCCACGATCACGTCGGGCCAGATCAGGGGTTTGAAGTACACGTCCACCTTGGTTTCTCCGGGGTTAAGGCCGGGAATGTGCTTGAGGCGGTATTTCTTGGCGTTGAAGCTGATGCAGTAATCTCCGCCCACCAGCCGGTCGTCGGCTGTTTTGCGGAAGGCCTGTTTCAGGATTTCCCGGTCGGGCAACTCCACGAGCTGCTCGGGGGTGATCCGCATCCACATGCCCATGCGGGTCATGCCGTGGCGGGTATGCTTGCGAGTGGCGTTGAAGCCTATGCAGTGGTCCAGGGCATACTGGTTGAGTTGGTCCACATTGTGGGCCGGATCGAAGATCAGGCGCGATTCGAAGTGCTGCTCGATGATGCTGTGCATGACCTCGACGCAGCCCTGCGAACGCGGGGTGTGCGTCGAACCCGCAAGCACTTCAATGTCCAGTGCCTCCAGCATGTGGGTGATGGGCTCGCTGATATTGGCCGCGCCGGGGTCCATGCGCAGAATCCGGCCGGGGCCACGGAAGGGGTACCGCGAATCGCCCTTGTCCTCCCAGGCGGAGCACAGGAAGTCGAAGAGGTTGAGGGTGGTTTCACCACCGGAATAGTAATACTTGAAGAAGAACGCACCGGAGAAGTGATCCACCAGCACGTATCTATGGAGCTTCTCCTTGATCTTTTTGAAGTTCTGCGGCTTGTTCTTATAGAACTGCTTCTCGTTCCGAATGCCGATGGAGCCGTTCTTCAGGTAGTACTGAATGCAGATGGACACGTCGAAGAAGTGGACATGGTTGGGGTGCAGGGAGCGTTGCTGGATATGCGGGTCCGGCGCGTTGAGGTGCTTGCGGGACAATCCTTTTTCCCTCAACAGCGCCTGCACCCTGGAAACCGAGACGCAGCCCGGCGCGATCTTCCCGTTGCGCTCGGCTATGTCCAGGGCCACGGCCACGGGCATATACGCGCCCTTGCTGGTTTGGCGGCGGCTGGTTTCCACGAGCGTGGCTATATATTCCAACTGCTCATCCGTGATGCAGCATTCGCCCGCATCGCTCCGCGTCTTGCGGCTGGTGCCGTGTCCGGCGTCCTTGAGCTTGCGGTAGGCCGTCTGTACGGAGACTCCCGCGAGCTTCGCGTACTGCTCAACGATCCGGCCCTTCCGGCCGCGCCCGGCGTTGTCCAGGGCTTGCATGAGATCAATCACCCATGGTTCCATGGCTACACCTGCTTGCGGCCCTGGTGGGGGCGTTGCTGGAGCGCCCGCGTCCATCCCTGCTGAATGTCCAGTTCCATCATTTCGCCCAGGCCGTGCTGGCGCAGCAGCATCATGGCCTCCCACAACACCCGGCGCTGGGAAAGGTCCACGCCGGGGTGCTCCATTTCCTGCTGGAGGAAGTATTGGGCGAAATCGTCGGGCGAGGGTTGGGAACCCGTCAAAATCAGGTTCAGCAAGTCGTCGCGGGATTCTTCCGGCAACCATTCGAAGTCCGGGAGGTTGGCAACGGCTATGCCCGTTTCAGAGGTCACCTCTTGGAGGAACCGGGCTCCGACCATGACCAACTGATCCAGGGAGCCGACGAACGAGGCCAGCAGCTTGGGGTCCATGTCCGGCTCGTAATAGGTCAGCCCCTTTTGCGTGGTCAGGGCTATGCGCTGTTCCAGGTGGCGCAACTCCTCGACGCATCCGTGCAATTCGCGCTCATCGTCCGAGGCGAAGCCCATGGATTCCAGTTCGGCGATTCGGTCCGCCTTCTCGTTTTCCTGCTTGACGAGCTTGTCCTCCGCCGCCTTGAGCAGTTCGGTCTTGGCCCTGGTCTTGGCCCGCTCCTCCTTGACCTTCTCGTTGAGTTCGTCGATGGCGTCCTCAATGTCCTCGAAGTTGTCGTCGCTCAAGGCTATCTTGCGGGTGCCGATGGTCAGGACATCGCCTTCCAGGGCGGCTTGGCCCTCCTGTATCTGCGAACCGAGCTTGCGCAGCCGTTTAAGCGGGATGCCGGACACGCGCTGGAAGTCCCCGGCAAAGGCCTCCATGAGCGGGTGCAAGTCTTTGAGAGTGCGGTCTACAGTGGTTTGCTCCATGCCCAGCGACTTGCAGTACTCGGCCCAGGTCATGTTGAGATTTTTGTAGAGCTTGCCCTCTTTTACATGGGAAAGCTGCTGATAAAGCATGGCTTTGGTAAAGGAGCCATACATCTGCGCCGTCTTGACGATTCCGCGCACTTCTGCGGCGTCTACGATTTGAGGCAACTGCTCAACGGTTTCGCTCAACTCCTTGATCTTCAATTCCTGTTCAGCCAGTTCCGGGACGGCCATGCTTTTCCCGGCTTCCAGTATGGTCTGCGTTTCGTCCACGGCCAGTTTTTCGTCCTTCATGTACAGGCTCCGTTTTCGTCGTTTTCAGGCAAATGCCTGATTTTGTTTTTGCAACTTATTGAAATAATTGGATCAGAATTTTGAAAAACAGGCATTTGCCTGAAAATCACTCCAGAACGCTCAACTCGCGGTCGATGCCGGAGCGGGCCGACTTAAGGTGTGCCACGCGCTTGGCCCAGCACACGGCCAGCTTGCTGCCGAGGCGGAAACCGCCCGCCGTACGCTCCAGCCACTTTTCGTCGGCCATGGTTTCCAGCAGCCCCATCATGGAAGACAGGGGGATGCCGGTGCCCTCGGCCAATTCCCGGGGCGTCTTCTCGCCGGTTTCCAACGCGCTCAATATTGCGTTGGCACGGATGATCGCCTGGGATCGGGGGTAGGTATTACTCATTGACCGCCTCCGCCTGTTGCGATGCGGGCAGCTTCTCGTGAGCGCCGAGCATAATGACGACGCCGCTGGCTTCCTCCATCTCCCGGAGGGCGGCATAGGTGTTCGTGCACCGGGGCAGGATATGCTCCCCCTTGAGGTAGCGGGTGAGCGCCAACGCCAGGAGATCGCGGTTCAGGCCGTGCGTCTTGGCCACGGAGCCGATGGTCTTCCCGGCTTCGAGCAGGGCCGCGCAAACCTTCTTGCGGGCCTTCGTATAGTCTTTAAAACGCCTTTGCATTCCTCTCTCCTTTTGGTAAGGCTGGTTTTCGTCGTGTTTGGTCGGAAAAAGTCGTTTTGCGCTAAATTTGGTTATAATTGTCTGGATTAGGTTAGTCAACCTATTTTCAGTCACAGTTGATTAAAAATAGGAAACTGCATGGACACTTTCAGCGATAGATTGAACAGCCTTGTTCAAGACAGACCAATCAGTGCTGTTGCCAAAGCCTGCGATATCAGCAACACGGCGATGCAGTCGTATTTGAAGAAGGGGAGTATCCCCGCTGCGGATAAGGCTGCTAGAATTGCAGAATTTTTTGATGTGGATTTAGAGTGGCTTATAACCGGGAAAGAATCTAAACGGGCATTGCCTGCTTCTGTGAAGACAGAGCTAGGGAATGCTATAGCAGTGCCTTACTACCCCGATATTTATGCGTCTGCCGGGTTCGGTAACGAAGCAGTTGAGGCGGAAAGCGAATTGCTATGCTTAACCGCAGATATTTTGCCCTATAAATCAAAGCACTTTGCAGTGATCAATGTGGCCGGGGATTCCATGGAACCCACTCTCCAGCCCGAGGAGCGGGTGATTGTAGACATGTCGGTCAATAATTACGCTAGGCCGGGTATCTATGTCTTACGATGGGATGGGTGCCTATATGTCAAGCGATTGGAGAAGGAACCAATGGGGCCTTTGCATATAATTTCAGACAATCCCAGTGTCCCTTCATGGAAAATTGACATGCGCCCGGATTCTCAACTCGAAATTACCATATTAGGTCGAGTGATAATGAAGTTCAAAAATATCTAACCAAGGAGTCACTGCCATGACTACTGATTTTGAACGGTCTATGACCGGATTAATGGGAAAAGGGGTTGCCCTGGTCCTCATCGTCCTATGTGCGGCGGGGCTGCCTATGAATGCTAGTGCCGGTCAAATGTTGACCCAAGAAAAGATTCACGCATACCGGAGCGAATACGCAGCGTTATACAATGAAATGCTGGATATTCTCGAAAGCCCACGCTTCTATGAAGCCGGGTTCAGCAAGGGCTATCCCAAAGCCCACGCCTGGGCCTCAAAAATTGACAAGATCACAAAGCAATACGATGGACAATCCCTTGTAACGGCAACCTACAACGCTCTTTCAGACTCCGCGCTCATCCCCGACGATCTGTGGCAAATCGCCAACGAAATCCGGACCCACAAGAAGCTCACTGCCGCAGCTAAAAAACTCCTGGGGCAAGTCGAATACAACATTCTCATGGGTGATTCTATGGATACGGTAGAAGAAAAGCTTCCTGGAATTGACAAGTACAGGAATTATATGACCTATCAAGGTTTTTATTGGAGTGATGGTTATGAACACCCCAACCTTCCTGGCCCCGTGTCCATTAAATGGCTGCAACTCAATGTGCCGGAAGACAACGCCCGTATTCCCGCCCGGTACCATGCCAACGGGCAGACATTGATGGTGGGGGTCGTTTCGGATGGTTCCGCCTTGTTGCTAAGAAAAGCGCCTACTAAAGCGGTTTTCCTTGACAAGACTGTTAAGCACGACGGTCAGGATATGATTATTTCCTTACGTTGACCGCCTTCATTTGACTAGATTTGGCCCATTTGCTAAATACAGCAAATGGGCAATGATCATGATACGCATGACCTCAATCTCTCCTCGCAGATGAACCATTTCTTCGCGGTGGTGGGCCGGGAAACCGGCCTTGCCGTGCTGCGGGAGATGGGCGGGAGCGAGGTCTTCATCATGAAAGCCAAGTCGCTGGACGGCCGGGCAGGCAGCGGCGACCGGCCGGAGTTCCGCGCCTTGCGCCGCATTTTGTCCGCCGAGCAGCTCCAGGTGGTGCTGCACCACTTCGAGCAAACGACGATCTATTTCCCGAAGCTGGAAAAGGTGTCCCGCTACCTGCGGGACAAGGCCATCCATGAGGAATTCAACGGCCGCAACCACTACGCCCTGTCCCGCAAGTTCCACCTGACCACGCGGGCGGTGCGCAAGATACTGGATACTCCGCCCAGCCCGCCGCAGAAGCTTCCCGCCATGCGCCAGGCCTCCCTTTTCTAGCCTCGGCAGACACCCCCACAGCCGGTTATTGAACCGCTTCAACACAAGTTGAGGCGGTTCATTTGTATGGTCTTTTCATGAGCATACAAGATTTCAAGCCGACCGACTGGGACCGGGTGAGGAATTTCACCCGTGACGAGAACTGGGGCGACCCGGAAAAGGTCAACGCCAGCCTCGTCTACATCAAGGACGCCCTGCGCAACTGGCTGGGCTATCCCATCCATATCAACAACGCCTTCGCCGCCTCCGGGCACGCCACGAAGTCCGAGCATTACAAGGGAAATGCCGACGATTTCCGGATTGATTGCGATCTGGATTTCGCGGAACAGGTCCGCCTTGTGGAGGAGTTCCTGGAAGCGTTCGGGCTGGCCGATCAGGTGGGGTTCGGCATCTACCCCAATTGGCATCGGCCCGGCTTCCACCTGGACGTGCGCGGCAAGCGTGCCCGCTGGGGCGCGGTGCCGGACGGCAACGGCGGGCAGATGTACGTCTCCCAGGCCGCCGCCCTGGATTGGCACCGGCTGCACAAGGGGGCGTAGGCCATGGACTGGTGGGCCGTCTTCAACGCCGTGGCCGGGACCTGCATCGCCGCGCTCGTTTTCGGATACGTCAGGCTGTGGCTCAAGGTCACGCGCCTGGAGACGTGCGTCAACGAACGGGAAAAGCCCCTGGCCGCCGCCATGGACCGACTGTCCGAAAACATCGACCAACTCAATGAGGACATCAAGAAGATGTTCCGTGCGCTGGGCCGGGTCGAGGCGGGGAAATGACTATGCTCTCCTACCTCAACGCCATCTTCTCCGGCCAGGACGGCCGCCCGTCGGCCATGCGCTATCTGTCCGCTTTCGTGGTCCTGGACGTGATGCTCACCTGGACGGTGATCAGCATCAAGGCCGGGGCCTTGGCCCCCATGGATACCCAAACCGCCATGCTGGTGGCTGCGGCCCTCGGGTTCAAGGCATGGCAAAGGAGCAAAGAGCAATGAACAAATGGACCAATCCGGCCAAGTGGCTCCTGCCGCTTGCGCTGATCTTCGTCCTGTCCGCGCTGACGGCGTGCGACAAGGACTTCACCCAGACCTCGTATTCCAGCCTCTCCATCATGGCGAACAGCTACGAGGCCGTCATGACCTCGGCGGGCGACGCCGCCGACCGTGGCCTGATCAGCGAGGAAACCTGGAACAAGATCGCGGACGTGGCGAACGTCTACAAGGCCACGTTCGACACGGCGTCCCTGGCTCTGGAGACTTACGTCAAGGCCGCCCAGGACGGCGGCGCGGACGCTTCGGCAAAGGAGATCGCCTCCCAGGCCATTGCCGACGCCCTGTCGAACCTGGGCGAACTGACCGCACTCTATACCCGGCTTACGTCCGGCATTGAAGGAATCAAGTCATGGACACAACCGTAATTCTCGAACTCCTGGGGCTGGCGGCGGAACACACCGTGCCCGCCGTAATCTCCGCCGTCCAGGACATGAACAAGGACACCATCACCGTCGAGGACGTGCGGAAGCTGCGCGACAAGGTGAAGGACCCGGCCAGCTACCGGAAGAGCGAATAACCAAGGCATCGCCTCCTTGACCCGGCACCCCGCGAGCGTCCCGCAGCCAGCGCGAGCGGGGTGCCATCACTCAAATCAGGAAGTTCCATGCAGCAGCCATTCTACAAGACTCTCCCCGCGCAGGTGGAACGACAGTTCCGAAAAAAACTGGTCACCGGCATCGGATATGCGGCCCTGTCCCGCTATCTCCGCGACAAGGGATACCCGATAACCGCCAAGACCATCGCCCGGCACTTCCCCGGTTGCGGCAAGGGGTCGCCGTGCCCCCATTACGCCAAGGATCAGCTTGACGTGGCCGACGCCACGGATCAAAGCCGAACGGTCCTGCGCCCGCGCACCAAGATTGATCTGCTCCCGCCCGATATCCGGGACGCCATAGACCGTAAACTCATCACCGGCGAGACATACGATGAGATCGCGGACTGGCTTCAGGATCAGGGGTACGACATTTCCCGGTCCACGGTAGGCCGGTTCGGTCACGACTTTTTCAAGGTGTGGCAGGTGGTCCGCAAGAACGAGCTGAAGGCCAAGGCTTTTTGCGGCGAGGACATCGACGCCCTGGACCTGGAGCAGGCCGTCTCCAAGATGCTCATGTCCGAGGTCTTCGAGCAGGTGGTGGACAACAAGGTCAAGAATCTCAAGACGGTTTCGGATGTTCTGAAGTCCGTGGCCCAGCTCCAGCGCTCCAGCGTGTACCGCGAACGCTACCGCGACGAGATCCGCAAGGCGGCCATGGCCGAAGCGGCTCAAAAGGCGCGTGCGGCCGGGCGTGCCGCCGGACTCTCCGACGAGGCCCTGAACGAGATCGACCGCGCCCTCGGCGTGTTGGCCGACTAGGTGCGCCATGGCCCGTGGAAAGCATTTTCTCCCCTACCAGATCAATTATCTGAATGACCACAGCCGCCTGAAGCTGTGGCGCAAGACACGGCGCGGCGGCATGACCTATACGCAGGCCTACGAGGACGTAAGGGACGCCGGGCGGAAAAAGAACCCCATGGACGTCTGGTTCTCGTCCACGGACATGACCGCCGGAAGGGAATACATCGACTACTGCACCTACTGGTCCAAAGCGGCGGACATCGCCGCCACCGACATGGGCGAGGTGCTTATCGACAAGGAGAAGGACATCACCGCCCATTGCGTCCGCTTTGCTTCCGGCAAAAAAATCCACGCGCTCAGTTCAAACCCCAACGCGTTCCGATCCAAGGGCGGGAAATTGGTGTGGGATGAGGCGGCCCACCATGAGGATGGCGATGCATTCTGGAAAGCCGCCAGCCCGATTGTTTTTTGGGGGTTTCCTGTACGGGTGCTTTCTTCGGAGGGAGATCAGACTTGCCGATTCTTCCGGCTGGCAAAAATAGCGGAAAACGACCCTAAGTGGGGCTACCACAAGACCACTATCTTCGACGCGGTGAGACAGGGGCTGGCGGATAAAATCGCGGGCCGCCCCCTGACCGATGCGGAGCGGGCCGACTTCATCGAAGAGTGCCGCTCCCTGGCCGGTGACGAGGACTCCTTCCAGCAGGAATACAACTGCGTCGCCGCCGAATCCATGGACAAGTATATCCAATGGGACGACATCCTGCCGTGCCAGAACAAGCTGGCCGGGGTGCCGGAGTTGTACATGGGCGGCCCCTGTTTCGTGGGCATGGACCTGGCCCGCCGCCGCCACCTCACCGTTATATGGGTCTACGAGTTGGTGGGGGATATTCTCTGGCTGCGGGAGATCATCCGCCTGAAGAACGCTCCGTTCGCTGTGCAGGACGCCGCGTTGGACGAAGTCTTCGAAAGGTTCCGCGTGGCCGCCTGCTGCATCGACCAAACCGGGATGGGGGAGAAGTTCGTGGAGGACGCCATCACGCGCCACGGCTCCTACCGGGTGCGCGGCGTGCTCTTCAACGCGCAATCCAAGGCGTATCTGGCCCGGCTGGTCAAATCCTATCTGGAGAAACGGCGCGTCCGGTTTTCCGAGTGCAAGGATATCGCCGCCGCCCACCGGGCCATCCGCAAAGTGGTCACACCCTCGGGCAACATCCTCTTCACGTCCCCGCAGATAGGCGACAGCCATGCGGATGAATTCTGGGCGCACGCCATGGCCCTGGATGCGGCGCAGGTGGGCGGCGACATCTCCGGCGTCAATTTCAAGGAAGCCATGGCCGCTATGCGCGGCATACGGCAATAAGGAGGCAATCATGGACATCACTCAAATCGCTGCGGAGAACGAACGGGATACGGCCGTCCGGCGGCTGGCCCTGGACGCCGTGGCGTCCACCCTGACCGGTCTGGGGTCCAATGCGGACAAGGCCCTTTCCCTGCTGCCCATCGACACCACGCCGTTTTCCAGTTCCTCGGTCGTGTACCACACGCTGTTCCGCTCCAGTTGGGTGGCCCGCAAAATCGTGCAGTTGCCGCCCGGCGACATGCTGCGCCGCTGGCGCAAGTTCGAGGGCCTGGACGAGGAAAAGCAAAAGGCGGTGCGCCAAATAGAGGACGAAATCTATTTGCGCCGCGCCCTGTATGACGTGCAGATACTGACCCGGCGCAACGGCGGGGCGGTGCTGCTGATGGACCTGGAGGACAACCGGCAGCCCCATGACCCCATCGGCAATGTGCGCCGGATCAGGGGGTTGTACCCCATAGAGCGGTCCAACGTTACCGTCATGCCCTGCGACACTTTTCTGAGCTATTATCCGTTCGGCAAGGAGCCGGAATTGTATTACATCTACGGACACCCCGTGCATCAAAGTCGGGTGATCCCGTTCCGGGGCAACTTCCTGCCGTCCCAGCACCAAAGCGAGGACAACTACTTTTTTGGTGAGTCCACGCTCGCCCCGATCTTCGAGGAGCTGCTCCAGAACATGTCGGTCCGGCAGACCGTGGCCCAGCTCGTGCAGGAAGTGGGCACCCCCATCTATCAGTTGCAAAACCTGTGGGCCATACTGGGTACCAAAAAATACGATCAGCTCACCGATTATTTGCAGTTCATCAACTCGACCAAATCCACCCACAACGCGGTGCTGCTCGACCTGGCCGACAAGCTGGAGCTGCTCCAGGTACAGTTCAACGGCCTGTTCCAGACCATGAAGGAATTCCGCGAACCGATCTGCGCGGCGGCGGACATCCCCATGACCCGCTTTTGGGGCTCCTCGCCCGGCGGCCTGAACGCAACAGGGGAATCCGACATCCGCAACTACTACGATTCGCTGGAGGACCAGCGCGGGCAGAGCGTGGACCCGGCTCTGACCAAGCTGGACCCCATTCTGCTCCCGCTGGCCGGGGTCGATCCCGACGAGCACTATGAATGGCCTCCGCTGTGGCAGCCAACGGAGAAGGAGCAGGCGGAAAACGAGCGCACCCAGGCCGACGCCATGCTGAAGAAGGCCATGGTCCTGCGCACCCTGTTCGACATCGGGGCGCGGGATGACGAATTGGCGGCCCAGGCCAGGGAATGGGGGCTGCTGCCGGAACAGGCGGGGGTGGACGTGGACTTGTCCGCGCCGTTCCTCAACCTGGAAGGCGTGGAGCATGACGATCTGGACGCCCTGGCCCCGCCGCCAACCGAGGCCGCGCAGCCCGAGCCGGGCGAGCCGGAGTAGGCCATGCCGCGCGGAACCAAGCGGGCAGCGCCCACCAAGCCGAGCCGGGCCGTTACCGCGTTGCTGGCAAAGGATACCGTGGCCTACGCCGAGGCGTTGACCTCGGCCATTCGTCGGAAGGAGAAAGCCATTCTCTCCCACTACAAGGCCCGGCCAGGCGCATTCGACGCCTTCGATCCGTTGGAGGAGGTTTGGGAGGCCTTTGCCTCGTGGTATGCGGAGTTCGACGCCTCGATCCGAGCCGCAGACGGCATAAAAACCATTTCCAAGACGGCCAAGCGGCGCTGGCTGGAAACCGTGCAACAGGTGCTCGGGGTGTCCGCCCTGGACATTCTGCAAGACCCGGCCATAGGAGCACCCTTTGACGAGGCGACGGCGGCTTACATGCAGTATTTCGACCGCTACGGCGCGGCCACGATGGGCAAGATCAAGGATGCCGCCTTCAGGAACTTCACCGGTCAGAAGGTGCCGGGGGGCAATCTGCAAGCGTACCTCCAGAAGCTCTATGCCGGGACGGCCAAACACGCCCGGTTCGTGGCCCTGGACATCAACGCCACCTACACCGCGACATTTTCGCGCCTACGCGCCCAATCCATCGGGTTGACCGAATATGCCTGGACCACTGCCGGAGATCGGTTCGTGGTCGGCGCTGGAGTCTGGAAGCCGTCACCGATGCACGGCAACCACTTTCTGCGCAGCGGCAACACCTATTCTTACGAGCACCGCTTCGAAGACGGGCACCCCGGAGAAGCCATCGGATGCCGCTGCCTGGCCATGCCGATAGTGCCGACCGACCCTTCGCAGCTCACCAATCTAAGCTTTGTCTAGAGAAATCCGTCAGGCCGTTTCCTGTCCGGCCGTCCCTGCCCGTCGTGCGTTTTCGGGCGGAACGCGCCGGGGCGACAGTTTATAAACGTTCATAAACCACTGCGCGGCGAGAGGACGGCCGCGCCGTCGCGGGTCTGGACACCCTGTCGATTTTCCGGCAGGGTGTTCGGCAAGGAATCAATCCCTCCAAGAGCCCTTGGCCGCCTTTGCGGCCAAGGGCTCTTTTCTTGAACGGGTTCAAGACGCTTCCGGGCGGCCGCTTGGTACCTTGAGCCCCTATGAAAACTCGCCATCTTGTTTCCGACCGTCTCGCCATCACCGAGAACCGGCAGCGCGACACCAACGGCTTCCTCATCAGCCGGGCCAGGATATTCCAGCCCGGTGTCGTGACGTATCTGCGTGGTGAATTCGGCCTGCCCGGCGACCCCAACGAGCCCATACGTGTCGCCCGTCTCCCCGAGGACGTGCTCCACCCTGAAGCCGTCAAGTCCTTCGAGGGGCTGGACGTGCTGGTGGGGCACGCCATGCAGGGGCGGGACCGCAAGAGCCGCGCCCGTGCCGACGGGAACGTGTCCGGAGCCATCGACACCTCGGACGGGACGATGGTTACCGACCTGATGATCAAATCCGAGGACGGTGAAAAGGCGCTGTCGGAGGGGGTCGAGCAGATCAGTCCCAGCTTCCTGTTTCTGCCGGTGAAGGAGTCGGGCGAATTCGAAGGCGAGCCGTACGAGTACAAGCAAACGGAAATCCGGGGCAACCACATCGCGGTCGTACCGCGTGGCCGATCCGGCCCGGAGGTCCGAGTTTTTGATCAACATCCCCAAACGATGGAGGACAAGATGGACCCGAAGGAAAAAGACGGCCTGTTCGCCGAATTCTTCGCCAAGCTGGCTGGCTTCGGCATGAGCCAGCCCGCCCCCGGCCCCGCCGCGTTGCCCGTGGCCCGCGACGCCGATCCCGTGGTTGCGGCTCTGGAGAAGCTCGCGGCCGCGATGGCGGACAACACCGCCAAGCTGGACGCCGCGATCAAGGCCATGCCCACGGCTCCGGCCGCCGACAAGGAAAAACCGGAAGGCGGGGAAAACGGTGAGGAAGCCGCCTCCGCACCCGCCATGGACGAAAAGGCCGTCTCCAAGGCGGTGGAAGAGCGCGTAGCCGCTCTGGACGCATTCTCCACGGCCAAGTGCCAGGGCGATCCCAAAGGCATGAAGCTGGAGGAAATCAAGGACGCCGTGATCAAGCAGGCCCTGGACGAAGACACGTCCTCCCTGTCCGGCCCGGCCAGGGACGCTCTTTTCTCCCTGGCCTGCAAGCGCGTCGAGCCCAAGGCCAAGCCCGTTCCGGCCATGGACGCCGCCCCCGGCGGTCAGGCCGAGAAGAAACCGCGCCTGTCCGCCCGCGACGCCCACATCGCCAGCCTCAACGGCGAACCGCAGAAGAAGGAGGATTAGCCAATGCCCATCCAGGAAGAATACGGCGTTTACCATGCCAGTCGTGTGCCCGGCGTCTGCGCGGACGCTTCGGTCAGCAACATCGCATCCAATCTGATCGAAGGGGCCTCCGTGGTCCCGGCCAAGGCCGTGGTGCGCGGCAGCGCGTCCGGGCAGGTGTCCCTGCCCGCCGCCGTGGGAGATACGCTCGTCGGCGTGGCCGTGCATTCGCTGTCGGCTCCGGCCACCTCCGCCCAGGACAATGTGGAGTACGCCGCAGGCGAACCCGCGCCGATCTGCGACAAGGGCCGCGTCTTCGTCACGGTCCAGGAGGACGTAGTGCACGGGGAAACCGTGTACATCGCCACCGTCGCGGCCGGGGATATCGCGCCCGGCGATTTCGTGGCCTCGGACAACGCGGCCAATACCCCCAAAAAAGCCGCCGGATGGCGCTACGAGGAGTCCGGCAATGCCGGTGACATCGTGGAAATCTCCATCGGCTACTACCAGACCGCATAAGGAGCAGATAACATGCTGATGACAATCAATCCCCCGGCCGGTTCCGGCTTCGAGCCCAGCGCCATGGGTGTGCAGGGGCTCAACGCCATCTTCCAGCGCGAGGAGCAGGCCGGACTGCGCGTTGCGGCCATGGACGCCGAGAACCCGGCCACCATGATGGACGGCATTCTCTCCCGCCAGGCGCAGGAGCAGTTGGCGGCCATGGACGCCGCCCCGGCCGTCGCCCAGGCCGCCGTGGCCGAGTTCGGCGCGGGTCTGTCCCATTTCCGCAGCGAACTCGCCAAGGTCGAAACCCGCGTGTACGAGCGCAAATACAGTTCCGTCCGCTACCAGGAACTCTATGCCCCCGGCGATATCCTGGCCGGAGGCGGCTACGCCGATTCCATCGTTTACTACGTCAAGGACGTGGTAGGCCGGGGCGAATTCGGCATCCTGGCCGCCAACAACGTGCCCCAGGTGCAGGTGCGCATGAAGCAGGTCACCGTTCCGCTCGAAGTGGCCTTCGTGGGCGGCAACTATGCGCTCCAGGACATCCTGGCCGCCGGAGCCCGCAAGCGCAATTCCGCCCCCGGCCTCTCCCCGCAGGAAGAGACCATGACCGGCATGCGCAAGGTCAGCGAGGAGCACATCGACCGCGTGAACTTCTACGGTGAGCCTCGGATCACCGGCTACGAGGGCTACTACTCCAACTCCGCCGTGGAGATTGGCGACGTGGCCGATTCCGTCGCCAACCCCAACGGCGCGACCGGCGCGGCCCTCAAGCTGTTCAAGAACAAGACGCCGGATGAAATGGTCGCGGACGTGAACGACGCCATCAGCGACGTGATCCTCACCACCCGCGAGAACCATTACCCCGGCACCATCCGCCTCGCGTCCGAGCCCTACAACGTGCTGGCCGCAACCCGCATGTCGGGACAGTCCGACGTGACCGTGCTCCAGTACCTGCGCAAGAACAACGCCTATACGGCCCGCACCCACAAGGAGCTGGACATCATCTCCGACGTGCGGCTGGACGGGGCCGGAGTGGGCGGCGCCAACCGCATGGTGGTGGCCGAGAAGGAACAGTTCAACGTGATGACCCACCACACCATCCCGTTGGTGTTCCTGCCCGTGCAGCAGACCGCCATGCACTGGAACCTCTACGGCTATTACCAGTTCGGCCCGGCCGAAATCCGTTACCCCAAGTCGCTGGTCTACCGCGACGGCATGTAGAAAGGAGAGATCACATGGCCAAGTTTATCCTGAACACCGGGCGCACGCCCATTTCGCTGACCATCCCCCCGAAACTCCGCAAGGGGAAGGAGACCCGCGTCCACTTCCCGGCGGCCATCGGGGCCATCGACACCGGCAAGAGCGGCGACGAGCAGTTCGAAGCCGTGCCCGCCCGGTTCTTCGTGGAAGTCGAACGCGAGCTGGTGGCGGTCTGGACCAAGTCCAGCCCCGCTTACTTCGAGGCGGGCATGCTCAAAGTCTTCGACGAGCGCCCCACCAAGACCACCCTGGCCGACGCGGCCAAGGCCAGCATTACCGCCGGTGAGCTGGCGCAGCGCGAACTCAACCTGGCCCGGCGTGAGGCCGAGGCCAATGTGCTGGAACTCAAGGTCCAGTCCGACGAAGCCATGCTGGCCGTGGAGAAGGCCGAAGTTGTCCTGGAAAAGGCGGAGAACGCCGATCCCAAGGACGATGACGCCGTCAAGGCGGCCAAGTCCGCGCTGGCCTCGGCCAAGGGAGCCGCCACCAAGGCCCGCAAGGCCCATGAAGAGGCGGCCAAGGCTCTGGACAAGAGCGAGCCCGAAGCCAAAGAGGACGCTGAATAATCATGCTGACCCCCGAGGACGTTAAAACCCGGTTCCCCGTCTTTGCGGACGTGCAGGACGCGCTGGTCCAGGTCGTGCTGGACGAAGTGTATCTCGCGCATCTCGACGAAGGCGCATGGGGCGCGGCGGCGGACATCGCCGCAGGCTACGCCGCCGCGCACGTCCTGGGGGTCAACTATCAGGCGGACCAGGACGCGACCGGCAAGCTCGGCCCCCTGGCGGCGGCCGGGCCGACCGTGTCCAAGCGTATGGGCAAACTCCAGACCACGTACCAGCCCGGCCCCGAGCCGCAAACGCAGGACGAGGCGTGGTGGAACCAGTCCGGCTATGGCCGGACGTTTCTCAATCTCAAGCGAAAGACGTTCCTGGGCGTCGATGTGACGAGGCCCTAGCCATGGCGGGCGGTGTCAACGTGACCGGCGGCGAACGTCTCAAGGCGTTCATGGAAAACGCCAAGCAGGCGGCGGCCAGGGGCGAACGCGCCCTGGACATCGGCTTCATCCGGTCCACCTATCCGGACGGGACGCCCATCGCCGCCGTCATGGCCTGGAACGAGTTCGGCACCCGCAAGAAGGACGGCTCGGTCCACGTCCCGGAGCGGCCCACCATCCGCCCGGCCGTGGATGTCATGCGCGAGGACTTCCCCCGCATGATCGAACGGTATGCCCAAGGGAAGGGCCATATTACCGACGCCGCGCTCAACCTCCTGGGGCAGCACGGGGCTAATCTGATAGCCGAGCAGATCACGGAACTCGACGAACCGGCGAACGCCCCGGCCACTATCAAGGCCAAGGGCGTTGACAACCCGATGATCCAATCCGGCACGGCCCGCAGGGCCGCGTCCTGGGAGGTCAAATGATCGAACTGTTGAACGACCCCGAATTCACCCGGCCTCTCGTGTTGGTGCGGGAACGCGCCGGGACCAGGGACGACAACGGCGAATGGGTGCCGGGCGAGCCTGAAGAGATACCGACGCGCGGATCGGTGCAGCCCCTGGACCTGGCCGACGAGCGGTTGCAGCGCCTGCCCCAGGACGGCGGCGACCGTATTGTGGCGGCCAAGGAAATCTTTCTGCCCGCCAGCGTCGATGCGCAGCCGTTGCGCACCGGCGAGGGGCAAACCGCGGGCGACATTCTGCGCGTGGACGGGCTGGACTACAGGGTGGCGTCATGTGCCCCCTATGACGAACACAGCGAGATCATCGCCGTTCGCCTGGAAGGGGACGCATAGTGGATTCTCCCCTGACTCATATAGAAATCGGACGGGCCGTTCGCGGCTTGCTGGCCGAGGCAGCCGGGTTGCCGCCCTCGCGCGTCATCCCGGCCAGGGACAACGGGCCGAGCCCGGCGGGCGGAATCTACGCATCGGTTCTCATCCGCTCCCACGCGAAGATCGGCACCGCTTCTATCCGTCACTACCCGATTGATGGGGACGATTCCAAGGTGATGGAGCGGATCACAACCTCCCGTCTGGCCCGCTGTTCAGTCAATTTCTACCGCAAGGGAGCCATGGACACGGCGCGGGCGCTGCTGGATTTCCCGGAGACGCCGGCCGGCCGCCTCGCCTTGGCGCTTCGGGGCTTGACCTGGCACCGGGCGTCGGACGTGCGCGACCTGTCCTCGCTCCAGGCCCGGCGTTGGGAGGAACGCGCCCAGTTCGACCTGGAGATCAAAGTTACCAGATCAACAGCGGCCGAAGTCGCGGCCACCAATGAGGCGACCATCGACATAACCGTCAACGAAACCGCCGAGACGGACCTCGGGGGTACTATGGAGGATGAAGCATGAGCCTGAACATCCAGGAAATCGTCAATGTCAGCGCCAGCATTGTGGCGCAGGGGGTTCTGCGGCGCGAGTTCGGCATCCCCATCCTGCTCACGCGGGATGAAACCATGCCGCTGGGCGCGGCCCGCGTGATGAAGTTCGCGGACCAGGACGCCGTTGCCGAGGTCTTCCCGGCGAACAGCGATCCCTACGCCGCCGGAAACATCTATTTTCAGCAGGAGCCGTTCCTCAAGAATCTCATGGTGGGCCGCGTCAACCTCGACGCCGACGCGCCTGCCGCCTTGTTCGGCGGGACCGTGGCATCGCTGGCCGCATTCCAGGCCATCGCGGACGGCGGGTTCTCCTTGTCCGTGGACAGCGGCGAATACGCGGACATCGCGGCCTTGGATTTCTCCGGGGCCGTGTCCTATGCCGACGTGGCCGGGATCATCGACGCCAAACTGACCGCCGACGGCATCGCGGCCGGGTGCGAGTTCGTGGAGCCCACGAACGGCAAGGCCGGATACATGAAGCTGACGGGCTCCGCCGCCGGATCGGGCAAGTCCCTTTCCCCGGCCTCGTCCCCGGCGGCCGGTACCGACATCTCGGCCCTGCTCGGCTGGACGCTCGCCTCGGGCGTCACCGTCCAGGACGGCCTGGACAGGGAGAGCGTAACCGAGGCGTTGAACGCCTTGCAGGAGTTGAACGGCCAGTTCTACTTCGTCACCACGGACACGACCTTCACGGACGAGGAAAAGGCGGAGGCCGATGCCTGGGTTGCGTCCCGTTCCTACATGGCGTTTCAGGACTCGGACGATCCGCAGTTGCTCATCACCGGAGAAACGGTTTCCTACTTCAGCAAAGCGGCGGAACTGAACCTGCAACGGACTCTTGGCGTGTTCAGCCGCACTCAAGACTTCAAGGCGCTGTCCGCCGCCGGGCGGCTGGGGTCCACCGACTTCTCCGCTCGCAACTCCCAGATCACTCTCAAGTTCAAGGAGTTGCCCGGCACGCTGGCCGATGACCTCAGCACCACGCAGAAGACGGAACTCGACCGAAAGCGGGTCAACGTCTACACCCCGTTCTCCGGCGACGATATCTTCGTGGAGGGCTACACCTTCAAAGCCGGGGTGTTCGCGGACGTTCGGTACTTCGTGGACTGGTTCATCGATGCCGCCCGCATCGAAATCTACAACCTGCTCCGGCAGATTCCCACCAAGATCGCGCAGACCGAGGGCGGCATGACCGCGCTGGTGAACGCCGTCACCTCCGTGTGCCGTCAGGCCGTGCGCAACGGCGGCGTGGCCCCCGGCCAGCTTTCCGCCGCCATGACCAAGGACGTGATCGACACCACGGGCAACACCGATTTCGACGGATACCTGACCAACGGGTATCTGGTTTTCGCCAACCCCATCTCCGAGCAGTCGCAGTCCGACCGCAACGAGCGCAAGGCCCCGCAGATCAAGGTGTGGCTCAAAGGCAGCGGGGCCATCCACTTCGCTGACGTCGCCACCCTGTTCGAAAACTAGGAGGACACAATGGAATTCTCTCTTGAAAAAAGCGTCCTGCAACTGAACGGCCACACCTTTTCCGGGTGGTCCGACGACAGTGACGCCCTGGGGTTCGAGGCCGTGGAACTGGCGAGCGTCAAGCGGGGTGCCGACGGCAAGATGGTCGCCACCTCCACCGGGGCCAAGGGCGGCCCCGTGACGCTCAAGCTGCTGCCGAACTCCCCCTCGGCCAAGTTCATGCAGTCCTCGGCCTCCAGCGTCCAGAAGGGCACCAAGATCATCTGGAGCGGCACCTTCCGCGATGCGGAAAACGGCGTCACCGCCAAGCTCGAAAACGGCATCCTGACCAAGTACCCGCCGCTGCCGACCCTGGGCAAGGGAAGCGTGGGCAACATGGAATACGTGATCGAGTTCGAAACCATCGAACCCGACTACACCGCCGCCAGCTTCTAGCGCGGCGTTTAAAAGGAGAAATCATGCTGGAACGAATGGTCACCAACATTGAAAAGCTGACCGCCCCCGAGTTCAACCGGGGCGCGGTCAAGTTCCATATCGACAAGATGCCCGCGCTGGCCGCCTGGACGCTGCTCGACAAGACGCGCCGGGAACTGGGCAAGGGAAGCGTGGGCAACATGGAATACGTGATCGAGTTCGAAACCATCGAACCCGACTACACCGCCGCCAGCTTCTAGCGCGGCGTTTAAAAGGAGAAATCATGCTGGAACGAATGGTCACCAACATTGAAAAGCTGACCGCCCCCGAGTTCAACCGGGGCGCGGTCAAGTTCCATATCGACAAGATGCCCGCGCTGGCCGCCTGGACGCTGCTCGACAAGACGCGCCGGGAACTGGCCGCGCAGACCGACGCCCAGGACGCCACGTCCCTGGCCCACAGCGCCGCCGTGTTCGTCAAGGGCGTGATGCTGCTGCCCCATGCCTTCGTGGAGGAGCTGCGGCAGGAACTGTTCGAGCACATCCGGTTCCAGGGCGGGGCCGTCACCAAGGGGTGGGCCGACCTGATCGGGATGGAGGACACCGCGTTTCAGGATCAGGAGGGCGACATTGTCTATGAGCTGATCATCCGGAGCCTCGTCGTAAATTTCGAAAAGTCCTGCAAGCGAGTGGTCCGCGATTCCGGCCTGCTGGACCTCGTTTCCGCGCTGAAGAATGCCGCTTCCTACCCGGCCTCCTCGCAGGACCGATCAGCGCCGGAATCTGCCAGTACCGAGACGTCCACGAACTGAGCCTGGATGACTTCGTGATCATGGCGGACATCCTCGAAACCAAGGCGGAAAACGACCGCCGGGCGCAGAAGGCCGCCGAGGCCGAAGCCCGGAACAAAGCAGGATCATAAATGGCGACCTCCGTACTCGACACCCTCATCACCCGCTTCCTCTACAGCGTAGACGCCTCCCAACTCGACCGGGCGGCTTCCACGCTGGGGCGTGCTCAAAAAAAAGCGGACAAGTTCGGCAAATCGCTGATGACGGCCGGGGCGGTCCTGACCGGCTCGTTGGCAGGCGTCGGCGTGAAGGTGTTGCAGTTCGAGGAGAATCTCAACTCTGTTCAGGCCGCAGGCGTCTTCACTCGGGAGGAAATGGGACGGCTGCGGGAAGAAGCGCAGCGCATGGGGGCCACCACGGCCTTTTCCGCCAGCCAGGCCGCCGAGGCCGAACTGAAGCTGGCCCAGGCCGGGAACTCCTCCGCCCAGATAATCCAGTTGCTGCCGCAGGTGCTGGACCTCGCCGCTGCGGGCTCCCTCTCCATGGCCGACGCTGCGGATATCGCTTCGTCCAGCCTGAAGGGGTTCGGCAAAGACGTGGATGAGCTGGGCCGCATCTCGGATGTGCTGGCCGTCTCCGCATCTTCGGCCAATACCGACGTTGCCCGCATGGGGTTTGCCTTTGGCAAGGCCGCTCCGGCCGCGCGGGCGGTTGGTGTCGAGGTGGAGGCCACGGCCGCCATGCTGGCCGTGCTCCAGGATAACGGCCAGGGCGCGGAGGTGGCGGGCACCGGCCTCAAGACAATGCTCTTCAAGCTGGTCAGTCCGACCAAGGACGCTACCAAGGCGCTCAAGCAGATGGGTATCTCCCAAAAGGACCTCCAGGGTTACATGGCAAAAGGCGATGTGGTGGGGCTCTTCAAGGCCATGAAGCGGGGTGGCCTGGACGCGGCCAAGGCGGCCTCCATCTTCGGATTGGAGCAAGGGGCGCTCGGCCTGATCCTGGCGAACAGTTCGGACAAGGTGGAGGAGCTGCTGCTGAAGCTCCTGAAGGCGGAAGGCGCAAGCAAGCGCATGGCGCAGACCAAGATGCAGGGACTGCCCGGAGCGTTCAAGACCACCACTTCGGTGATGGAGGGGTTCATCTTCAAGATCGGTGAAGCCGGGTTGACCGGACAAATCGAGGGGCTGCTCCACTTTCTCGGCAACCTGTTCGACATGCTTTCGAGCTTGCCCGACCCCATTCTGCAAATCATCGGATGGGTACTGCTGGCTGGCCCGGCGTTGCTTACCTTGGGGGTGGCCTTCAAGACCGCCGCCTTTGCCGCCGGTGGATTGCAGACCGTGCTGGCAATGCTGTCCTCCACGGGGCTGGCTTCCATCATCCGGGAATTCATCCTTGTGGCGCGGGCCACGAATATCTGGACCGCCGCGCAATGGCTGCTCAACGGTGCGCTCACCGCCAACCCCATCGGGGTGATCGTCATGGGCCTGGCCGCGTTGGTGGGAGCCATCATCCGGGTCATCGCCATATGGGACAAGCTCAAGAAAGCATGGGCTGAAGGCGGATTGTGGGGAGCTATCAAACGCTTCTTCAACTTCTTTGGCGACGATGAGGAGGAGCAGGCGGACAGCGGGAATACCGGCCAGCCTTCGAAGACGCAAAAGGCCCTGGCCCAGGCCGGGGCGCTGGTCGGTGGCAAGGCCCCAATGCCCACCGCTCCGGTGGGCGGGACCTCCACCATGAGCACAACCAAAAGCACCGTCGTGCATCAGGACAACTCCGTTTCCGTCGGTGAAGTGAAGGTGGACGCCCGAGGCGGCGACGCCAAGGCGATTGCATCCGGCATGCGTAGCGAGTTGCAGGGAGCCTCCCGAAGAACACAGCAAGGGTTTGATTCCCGAATTGCGGAGTAAGGATATGCGCACCGTCAACGCACAACTGCGCGAGCAGGAAGCCGCCATCTTCACGAACGAGACCCATATCGTGGAGATCCTCGGGCTGGTGGACCTGCACCCCACCGAGGCGCACGACCAGGGCGTGGACAAGACGGACAACCCGGTGGAGACCGGGGCGAGCCTGACCGACAACGCCGTGATCCGTCCCAACCGGCTGACGCTCTCCGGCGTGGTGTCCGATCTGCGCCTCTACGACGTGAGCGAATACGCCACCGACCTGCCCGCCCCGGAACTGGCGAAGGACGCCTGGGGCAGGCTGAAGCACCTGAAGGACGCCTGCGAGCCGGTGACGGTCATCACGTCGCTTCAGGTCTACGAGAACATGCTTGTCACCGGCCTGTCCGCGCCGGTGAACGAGAAAACCGGGCATGCCCTGGAATTCACCGTGACCCTGGAAGAGGTCGAGTTCGCCTATACGCAGCGGGTGAGCCTGCCCGCGACCAAGGTCAAGGGAGCCAGGGCCGACGAGGTCCGCGCCCGGGAAGACGGGAAAAACGCGGCGACATCCCCGGCGCAGAACAAGACGGACACGGTGGAACGCGGCAAGGTGCAGCCTGAAACGGCTTCGGCGCAGCGCGTCCAGGACTTCAACTCTTTTTACGGGAGGTAGGCATGCTCATCATCCCCATGACCAACGATGCGTCCCAACGTTTCACCGTCCTGGCGGGCGGCCAGGAAACCGTGGTCACGCTTTCCTGGAACGACGCCGCCGGGGCGTGGATCGCGGACATCTCCCTGTCCGACGGCACGGCCCTGGTCAGGGGCCGCCGCGTCTGCGCCGGGGTGCCCGTCCTGAAGCAGTTCGGCATCCGGTTGGTGCAGGAGTTCGACGGTGATTTCGTCGCGTTCCCGCGCAGCCAGCCGGTGACCGAACCGGGGCGGCTGGCCTGGGGGGCGACCCACGATTTCCTGTATATCGAGAAAGGCGAAGCCGTGGACGCCGCAACCTTTGCCGGAGCGGGGAGCTAGGCATGGCAAAGCGCATCTCCTTCACCCGGTCCCGGTTCGACCTGGAACTGGCCGTTTCCGATTCCTGGCCGCCGTTGTGGTCCCTGACCTCGAAAAACGGTGAGCAACATTACTTCCCCTTGGCCTTCACAGGGTGGACGCAGGATGGTTTTCATTCCGTCTCACTCATGCTCGGCCCTTTTTGCCTGTCTCTCACCGTATTCACCGGAGAACTGTAGATGCGTCTGTTCAAGCGAAAAATACGGGTCATCGTGGGCGAGTCCGGCACCCCGCGCGGGGCGCTGGAGATCAATAACCTGCGCATGGCCTTCGAGATCAAGAAGAACCTGGATTCCACGCCCGCAGAGGGTTGGGTGTCCATCTACAACCTGACCGAGGCGAACCAGGCGTTCATCGCCCACAAGGCCGACCGCGTGCGCGTGTTCGCCGGGTACGGCTCCCATCTTTCGCTGCTGTTCGACGGGGATATCGCCAACATCGACCGCGCCCGCCGGGAGCAGGACCGCATTACCACCATTTCTCTGGGCGGCAACCTGTTCAAGCTGACCGACGCCTATGTCTCGTTTTCCTTCTTGGGGCCGGTCACGCTCAAGCAGATCATCCGCAAGGCGCTGCCCACGTTCGCCCTGTCCGGCGTCCAGGGGCTCGACACGTTGCCGGACATCACGAAGTACAACTACGCCTATTCCGGCAAGACCGGCGACATGATGGACAGCCTGCTCCATCATATGGAGTTCGACTGGTTCGAGGAGGACGGCACCCTTGTCATCCTGCCGCCGGACGGCGGTTTCGATGACCGCGTGCCACTGATCAGCCCGGCCACGGGTATGCTGGGCAGCCCGGCTAAAACCGAGGAAGGCCTGAAGGTGACCACGCTTTTGCAGCCCGGCCTGCGCCCCGGCGGGGTCCTCAAGGTGAAGGCCTACAACCCGGAATACAGCGGGTACTGGAAGATTCGCCAACTGTACCTGCGCGGCGACAACCGGCAGAACCAATTCTCGGCGGAACTGGATTGCATCCCCTATGAGCAATAGAAGCGAGCGCCGTTCCCAGGATTCCCTGCTTGAGGCCATCCGATTCGCCCTGGACCGATTCAAGGTCGGGCTGTGGACCGCCGGTCCCGGCCATATCCAAAGCTATGACCCGAACACGCGGCGGGCTGTGGTCATCCCCGCCATCCGGCGCAAATTCACGGACGGGACCACCGAAGCGTTGCCCATGCTCCACAACGTCCCTGTCCTGCACCCTTCCGGAGGAGGGTTTTCTCTCCTTTTCCCCCTCCGGAAGGGTGATCCGGTTTTGCTCGTCTGGTGCCAGCGAGGCATCGACCGCTTCAAGGAGACGTATGCACAGGAGGACCCTTCAGGCGGCATCATGGAACTCAAGGATGCTGTGGCGCTGGCCGGTTTCGGAGAGCTGGTCATATCCCCTGAGAACGCGGAAAGCGCCGTGTTGCAGACCAACACCGGGAAGCAGGCGCTGTCCATCCACCCCGACAAGGTGCGCATCATCTCGGACAACTTGGTGCGGGTGGAAACCGTGCAGGCCGAGATCGTGGCGTCCGGGTCGGTGCTCATCGACTCCCCGCTGACCCGGCACACCGGGATTGTCGAGGCCGCCGGTTACCGGGGCGTTGATGGCGGCGCGGCAAAGATGGTCGCGGACATCGACATGGACGGCCATCAACTGACCAATGCGAGCGAATTGACGGCGGGCGGCGTGCCCTACACGACGCATGTCCACGACGGCGACAGCGGCGGAGTTACCTCCGCTCCCAAGGAGGGGTGATGACGCGCACCTGGAACATAGACGACGCCACCGGCAACCTGGTCCTGGACAAGGACGGAAACTTCAGCCCGGTCACCGGCCTGGAGGGGTTGCGGCAGCGCATTCAGACCAAGCTCAAGTTATGGCGTGGGGAATGGTTCCTGGACACGAGCCTGGGCATTCCCTGGCGGCAGTCCATCTTTACGCGCCCGGCCTCGCCCGGCCTCGCCTCGCAGATCATCACCTCCGCCATCCTGGAGGAAGAGGAGGTAACGGACGTGCGCAAGGTTTCGGCCCACATCGACAGCGCCACGCGGCGCTTCACCTATTCGGCGCAGGTGGCCTCCATCTACGGCGAGTTTCCGATATCCGTCTAAGGAGTCACCATGGCAATCGTTACCTCAACCGGCATAGAAGGCACCAAGCTCTCCGAATACAAATCCGACCTGGAGGAAATCTTCCGGGCCGCATTTGGCGAGGATCTCGTGGTGGACGCCGACACGCCGCAGGGCACGGCCATCGGCCTGATAGCCCTGCGCTTGACCGAATTCGACGAAAAGGTGGTCGGCCAATCCAACTCGCTCGCCATCCTGGACGCCTCCGGCCAGCAGATTGACGGGCTGGCCGCGATCCTCGCCATCGCCCGCAACGGGGATGAGCCCTCGCTGGTGGGCGTGACTCTGACCGGCGTGCCCGGCACGGTGGTGCCCGCCGGTTCGCTGGCGCGGTCCACGGCCGGAGACCTGTTCGTGCTCCGGGCCGATGTTGTCATCAACGCCGACGGCTCGGCGGAAGGCACGATGGAATCCGTGGAGGGCGGCCCGGTGGCCTGCGCTGCGGGCACGATCACCGGCATCGTTTCCGGCCTGACCGGATGGGAGACGCTCGATAACCCTGAAGCCGGGCAGCTCGGCCAGCTCAAGGAGTCCGATTACTCCTTCCGCAAGGAGTATTTCCGCAAGCTGTTCAAGAACGCCACGTCGCCCCGAGAAGCGGTCCTGGCCGAAGTCTTGAGGCAGCAGAACGTGCTGGAAGCGGTCTGCGAAGAGAACGACACCGATGCGGCCAAGATCGTCAAGGGCGTGGAACTGCCGCCCCATTCCATCGTCGCGGTTGTCCTCGGCGGAGCGGATACGGACATTGCCCAAGCCATTCAGCGCAAGAAGACGGGGGGCGCGTCCACCGCTGGCGACACGGCGGTGACGGTCCCCACCACGCGGGCCGGTGGCCGCAAGGGGCCGGACATCGTTATCCGGTTCTACCGAGCGGCCCAGGTGGGCATGGAGATAGACCTGGACATTGATCCGGGCGCTTCCTTCCCCACGAACGGGGTGAGCCTCCTGAAGGAGCGGATCATGGCCTATTTCGCCGGGACGCTTGATCTGCAAACCACGCAAGACAAATTCGAGATGGACGGTCTGCTCATCGGGGACGCCGTTGCCAAGTCGCGTCTGTACACGCCCATCAACTCCGTACCGGGGCATGTGGTCAATTCGATCACCCTGCGCCGCAAGGGCGGGGAGAACGTGGAGGTGGCCGCCATGTCCCTGTTGGAAAAGGCCGTCATTTTGAGCAGCGACGATATCACCATCACCAAGAACGGGGCGGCATAGCATGGCTACACGAGGCAAAGACCTGCTGGCGCTCATGCCGCAGCAACACCGGACCAACGAACCGCTTGTGGCGCTCATCAACGGTATCTCCGAGTTGATCGCCAAGCGGCTGGAAAAGCCCCTCGACGATTTGATGGACAAGGCGCAAATCGACGCGGCCGACGATTACTGGCTGGACCAGATCGGCACCCGGCTTTCTCTGCGGCGGTCCTCCCTGTCCGTGCGATTCTTCGGCTTCGACGGCAACGACAGCGCCGTGGGCTTCGGCCAGGGACCGCTGTCGCCCCAGGCGCATGGCACGGCCCCGCTCAAGATGGCCGACGGGGCTTTCCGCACGGTCATCAAGGCTAAGGGTGCATACACCATCACGGACGGGTCACAGCCGGAGATGACGGAATCCCTGTCCCAGGCGGCCAAGGCCGATGGCAAGACCGGGGAGCTTCCGGCCGAGGCCATCTACTACGACAATCAAGACATGAGCATGGACCTGACCATCGTTGCGGACATGAGCGAGCCGGTGATCAAGAACCTGTTCACCCAACAGGTGGTCCCGAAGCCCGGCGGCGTCCGGCTGGCAAAGGTTACACAGGTGCCGCTGTCCGGCGCGTTCGGTTTTGCCGGGAACGATCTGGCGCGGGGGTTCGATCAAACCCCGTACAGCAAGACATATACCTATGAGGAATTAACGGAGGTGTAACGTGGCAAGAGATGAACGAGGCATTATCCAACAGATATTCGCCGACACCGGCGACGTGGCCGAACCGACGTTTGACTTCGCGGAGGGCTGGCCGGTGGCATACGCCCAGGCGGGCGGGCAAACCCCGGAGCGGGAGGTGTTCAACAGGCTGTTTCAGCGGCTCTACGCATTGGGTTACGACGCGACCCGCTTCGGCGGAGGGCTGCCGTGGGACGCAACCATCGACTATGCCGTACCCGCTGTTGTTACCGATTCAGACGGCCTTTTGTATGTTGCTCTGGCCGAATCGGGGCCTGACGTGGGGGGGGGCGGAGCCAAAAAACCGGCAGATAATCCTACTTATTGGGCATCAGTTGGAAACAATTCGGAAGTCCCTCTCAGCATCGTAGACGGGATCGTTGATTGGGATTTGAAGACAGCGCCGGTGGCAACGGTCACCTTGACGGGCGACGCCACGTTGGCCGCTCCCTCCAATATGCGGGCGGGCGGGCGTTACCGTTTGCGCGTCAAACAAGATGCAACGGGTGAGCATGGACTCGACTTTGCTGCCGCATACATCCCGGCTCGCCTAGCCGGTGATATCCCCGCCATGGGGTCTACTGCGGGCGCGTACCGGGTTTATGAGTTTGTCAGCACTGGCGCAGAGATGGTTTGCCTGACCGAATCCGCCCAGAGTGCGACAAACTACGTTGGCGATATCCGCCTCTGGCCTTTTGCCGGAGCCTCCTTGCCAGAAGGTTGGTATCTGACTAACGGCGACACTTATGCCGACGCCAGCGACCAGGGCATAGTGCTTCATGGTCTGTCCGCTGCCTACCAAGCGGCATGGGGCATTGAGAGTAGTGGTGGTTATATCAACGTGCCTGATCTGTTCGACTCAAACGGCAACGGGTACTTTCCACGCCCGGTTGATGGCACAGCTCGGCAGGTGGGCAACATCCAGGGGGACGCAATCCGCAACATCACAGGGGAGGCGTCACATGCTGGTAGCGCCTTCGGCCAGTTGCAACGCTTTGACGTGCCTGCCGAGACGTCTGGAGCGCTCACTGCCGGGCAGGACACACCCTACGCATTGGCCGGGGCCACATCAGACTCCGGCAGCCGGTTGAGAATTGATGTATCCCTCGTCGTCCCCACCGCCGAGGAAAACAGGCCCGTCAACATCGGCATGACGCCCGCAATCTATCTTGGAGTATAACATGCAGAATCACTATTTTGATGACTCGGGCTATTACACTCGCTCCGCTCCCGCCAACCCTGACTCCGCGCCCCCGCGCAACGCCCTGCGGACCGCACCGCCCGAGGCTGGTGACAACCAATGGCCGTGCGTTGTCGATGGCGCTTGGGCGTTGGCCGAATCCTACAAAGGCAAAACGGCATACGACACCTCCACAGCGCGGCCCTTGGAGATTGAAAACCACGGCCCGTTGCCGGAAGGCCTGACTTTGCAGGAGCCCGGCAGCTATCCCGCATGGGACGCTGAGGCGGAAACTTGGACCACGGACAAGGACGCACAATCTAAGGCGCTGGCCGAGAAAGTCCGCGCCGAGCGGGACAGGCGAATCGAGGCAATCATGTGGCGGGTACAACGTTATGAATCCGAGGTCCGCCAAGGTTGGACCGACACCACGGACGATATCAACGTCCTGGACACAGAACTTCAAGCGCTTCGCGACGTGCCGCAACAGGAAGGGTTCCCCGAAGCCGTTGTATGGCCGGAATCTCCAGCCCTCCCTGAATAAACCATTCGTTCTTTGACAATCGAATAGGCTTCATGACGCTGCGCCCCTCCGGATTGCTCCGGAGGGGCGCTAAGAGGAACAGGCGGGGGCGTTGCACCGCCCCCACTGGCTTGGTGCTGCCACACCAAACCACGAGCCGAAACCCGCTGCTCCATTCCCCTGATCAGGGTGGAAGGTGCATAGCAATATTCGGCATAACCTGTAAAGAAAGGTACCATGAAGGAGTTTCGTTGTCGGAAATGTCATCGGCTACTAGCAATGGAATGTGTCAATGGGGAGCTAGAAATACAGTGCCCCCGCTGTAAGACAATGAATCGTTTGAGGGCCATGAGCCCCAACCCTGAAGGCCACAGAGCCTCCATGAAGGAGAATCTCTGTGGCTCACAAACCTCATCATCCGCCTACCCCCGGTAACTTCAATTTACCGACAGGCGAAAACCCCGAATACCTCGAAGGCGAAAACGGCGTGGCCGGATTCGGAATGCGCGACTTTTACGTGGCCTGGATTCCTTCCAAACTATCGCGCGAGTTGGTCCTCAAGCACCATTATTCCCACCGCGTAGTGAACAACAGCTATTGCCACCTGGGGGTTTGGTATAAGCAGAATCTGGCCGGAGTGCTGGTGTTCGGCTATGCACTCAACCCGAGGGCCATTGGCAAAACCGTGCCGGGAACAAATGTAACCGAGTACATGGAGCTGAACCGAATGTGGCTGGCCGACGTGGCCCCTCGGAACAGCGAAAGCCGGGCGATTTCCTACGCCTTCAAGTACATCAAGCGAGCATGCCCTTCCGTCGCATGGATTCAGTCTTTTGCGGACGAACGGTGCGGGCGCTTGGGAGTGGTCTATCAGGCCGCCAACTTCCTATATTGCGGCTATCACTGGACCGAATTCTACTTCCTGGACGGCGAGTATTATCACCCGATGCTACTCACGGCCCACAAAAAGAGCGGCCAGCGCGGCGAGACACTGAGGGAGAACAAGGAACGGGCCATAGCCCTTCAATTTCGGCAGTTCCGATATGTGTACTTTCTGAAAAAGCACTGGCGCAAGCGGCTGGCGCTCGCTACCCACCCCTACCCGAAACCTGAAACCCTAGATTGACTCTAATCCAGCCCCCACGTAAAAGCGCGGCAAGTCGGATTCCCCTACGACTTGCCGCGCTTTCTGTTTTTAAAACTTTTTCAAAATTTTGAACGTGTGATGAAAATTAATTATCGCACGTCTCGGCGCGAAAATTTCTTACCGGCTTACACTTCGCGGGGGTGGCGGGTTGAGGGGGGGTAACTCTTTAGGGGATGCGTTGTAGTGGGTGATGGAGCACGGCAAGTGGCGTCCGCACAGCTCCCGCGAAGCGGCGCTAAAAAGTTTTGAAGGGGAGTCCAGAGGGGAAACTTTTTCAAAAGTTTCCCCTCTGGCCGCCGGAGGCATCCGTCATCCGGCATTCTTCCTCTCCGCGCTTTCCGGTTGAAGCATGGGGGTGGGGGTGGTAGGTTGTGATCGGCCGGGAAAACCATATGGGAGAGAGAAGATGACCATCGAGAGTGGCATTGCATTGGCCTTGGCGACGCTGGTATTCGCGTGCATTCCGGGGCCGGGCATTTCGGCCGTGGTGGCGCAGTCACTGGCGCGCGGGTTCAAGGCCGGGGCCGGTTTCACCTGCGGGCTGGCGCTGGGCGACGTTTGTTATCTGCTGACCGCCCTGTTCGGCATGGGCTGGGTAGCCTCGCAGATCGGGCCGTATTTCGTTGTTTTGAAATGGGCGGGCGCGGCCTACCTGGTATACATGGGCGTGAAGTGCTGGCGGGCCAGGCCCGCCGTCGAGCAGGCCGGGTGCGCCCTGCCGGTCCGTCCGGGTCGCAGCTTCCTGGCCGGACTGTGCGTGACGCTGGGCAACCCCAAGGCCATTGCCTTCTACTGCGGATTTTTACCCGGCTTCGTGGACATGCGGGCCCTGACCGGCACGGACGTGGCCTTGGTCATGTCCATCATCGTCCCGATCATCGCCACGGTCCCGCTCATCTATGCCTGGCTGGCCGCGCGCGGTCGCCACGCCATCCGCTCGACCCGGCTGTGGAAGGCCATGAACCGCACGGCGGGCACGATCATGATCGGCGCGGGCGTGGCCATCGCTTCGGAGTAA